AAGTTTGTTTGGAACCGGGCACTACAAAAGAATTGGAATTAAAAATTGGCGAATGTTCGTTGTCTAGAATATCTTCATACTCCACCATATTATAATGAGAAACGATTGGCCTACTAGTGCCTGTAAACTTGGTGTTTTTGGAATATCCACACAAAGTGTCTACGTAGCATATATCTTCACAATGGAAAGAGTTTGTTAAATAATACCCAAAAATAGGTTTTCTTTTTGCGTATTGTTTCGCAATATGCACACCGTGAAAATCTTCTGGGGTAACTCCTGCTTTTTCTTCAAAGTGCCCGACATTGAATAAAGAATTACACGACTTTAGATAAAGTCCATATTTTCCCGAGCATCGTTCCACGTCGATTACATCGAATAAAGCTCCAAGTGTCACATCTATATACAGGCCATTTTCGCAATCTTGCGCACTCAGATTACTGAAGTTGACATTATTTACAGCTACATCATCAACCCCGTCGGCTCTATTTGGAATAGAATCTTCATCCAGCGAAAGTGCGGGAACGGTGCTAAAACCTAGTTTGCAGTAGTAGGCGCCACAATGGCCTATGTTGGTATTCCACATTCTGGTAAAGACAATACCTATGTTGCATTGGGTCGCATACAGGTTGGATGCATACGATGTTTGCTGCCCACTCACGATAAAGCCCATAGCCAGTTTATTATTTCCGTTAATAGCGATATTTTCCAAGCACATACCATATTGAGAGTAGGTGTCATAAAACTTGGAAGTGGGGTTTTTACTAAACATCGCTATTGCAGCGTTATCGTATTCGCCATCCCAATAAAATGTAGGAATGTCTTGCTTGCTTCCTACGTGGTTGATATGCGTGCCTTTAAGATGTTTACCATCGCCGATATTGATTTGCTCTGAGAGGGTATATCCTCTTCCCTCAATCAAGACTGAATTATAGTTATTCAATGCAAACTTAAGATATTCGGTTGCGTTGCCGTTGGCAGGACAGCCCAATTGTTCAATAGAAGGACTATCACCAATCAGTTTGATTGCCTTAGTTCCAACTCCAACAATATCGAAGTTATTAGGTTCCTCTGATGTGACAACCCAATATCCGCACCCAAAATTACCGTTGCGCGTGAGCAATTTAATTACCCTACCGTCGCTTAATTCATTCACATCAATAGAATCAAGCGTATCGAAAGCAATACATGCTTCTTTGATTTTATTTATATTATTTGTATTTACAGTGATGCGGCCGTCAAGCGCTAGCTCCGCGCCCTCGGCACGAGTCTTCTCCGCATCGATATTCGCCTGCAAAGTCTGCTCCGCGCCCTCGGCGCGAGTCTTCTCCGCAGTAACGGCAGCAGCGCGGTCTTCAGATTCCTTTTCGATAGCTTGCGCGTTCGCGGTAATGCGCCCGTCAAAAGTCTTCACCTCATGACGGTACTGTTCGACCTGCGCATTGTAGTTGCCAGTCAGTGCCCAGAAAGAATCGTCGTCGATTTCCACGCCGGCAGGCACATACTGGCGTGACGTATACGAGTTGCCCTGATGCAGAACGATGGTCAAAGGCTCGTAAGCCTTGGTCTCGTCCCACTCCAAAGGCTCCGCGAAGAGCGGCACGTATCGCGCTCCCACATACTGCGTCACGCCCTTGGCGATTTCACCCGCAGCGCCCTTCAGCGAGGTGGAGTTGGCGATTGAACGCGCAACGATTCGCTCGATAAGCTGCATTGTCTCTTTGTCGATAACCATAATCGGTATCCCTTCTAGCCGTTGTACTTGCCGATAATCCAGAACAGCAAGTCCGAATTGGGTTCGATGCTCTTGTTGCAGCTGATACCAACGGCATCCATCTGCAACGTGTAGTTGTCCTTTGAGGACACGCCAGTCGATGCACCCTTAATCCACGCTGGTGTGCGCGCGATTCGCGTTGCAGCCGACACGCTCGTGTCCTCGTTCGTCTGGATGCGTATATCCATGCCGACCAAGCCGCCGATGCGCGTGGTGTTGTACAGCGTCAGCGTCACGCCCTGCAAAATATCGGTGAACACGCCCTCCGTGGGCTGGTCGGTTGTCTCGGACTTGCTCGGCGCATACGAGTACACGCCGTCGGATGTTACCGCCCACTCGTCAGTCACGTCGTTGTCTACCTCGTGCTTCAACTTAACGCCGCCGAAGGTCTGCTTGCCCGCCACGTTGACGTTCAGCTGGTCGTTGGCATAGTTCAAACCCATACCCGCAGCGCTCATAAGACGGCTGTCGATGGTATCTGCCATGACCGATGTATCGTAACCGGTGTTGTTGATTACACCGTGGCCGTCAGCCGCGAACCGCAAAATGAGCCTACCGTATTCCTCGGTTCCGTAGATTGCGCCAGTGTCGAACTCGATTTCCTTCCACGATTCAGGCACGTATGCGCAGAAGTACCCATCGGATGTTAGGCCGAAGAACACCTGCTTCGCTACGCGCTCGTAAATCTTCCAAGCGTTGTCCTCGAACCACTTCTCAATCTGCTGCGCATAGTAGTCGTCGAAACCGTGCTCAACGAACTCCTCGAAACGCTTCTTCAGCTCGGCAATATCGGTAGTGTTCAGGTTCGTCTGGTCGCAAATATCGTTCGCGTACCTGCATAGCTTCTCGACGACCTTCCAAAGCTGCCGTATGCCCTGCTCCTGCGAATCGACATTCCAGTACAGCTTCGGGATAGCTGGGGTGAACTGCGTCAACCCTGCAATTGGCATAGGCGCCCCGTTACCGTTTACAAGCATACAATCACCTACTTGATGTCCGAATCGTCATACCAGCTATCGAACTGGTTGACCTTGTGCGGCTCGATACCGATATGCTCGATAAGCCACTTACCGATGGTCGGATTCATCTTACCGATGTTCTCAATGATTGAGGTAACCTCATAGAGCGACAGATACGCACACACCGCAGTGCATACGGGTACGTTCATTTCCACGCCAACGAAATCGGCACCGAAAATGGAAATGCAGATTTCCACCGCCTTGCCGACTACGATTGCGAACATCTCGCCCATCTTGTTCCACATGCCATCCCGCATTACTGTGGAGTTGACGGTACCAGTGCGCATCGCAGCGATGTAACCACTTGCGATATCGAGTACGCACAGCACGAGCGGTACGAATACAATCTGAAATTCGTGTTGCATTTTTGGCTTCCCTTCTACCAAGCGTTGATATTTAGTGTGAACAGGCACGAGAACAGCGGTTCCAGCTCGTTCACGATTTGCAGGTCTACGTCCTCATAGGATTTCAACCGCTCCGAAAGCTCCAAGATGGTGCCGTCTCGGATGCGTTCGTACTGGCGGTCGGTTCCGTTAGCCGCATAGTCCTCGTTTCCGCTCAACCGAGTCTGGGGGAAATCGGAGAACACATTGCGGGACTTATAGTACTCGTCCGTCGCGTTGAAGTTCTCGGGTGCTTCTGCAATCTTGGAATACAGGATTATGTACTTAGGCATAATCTCGTTCAGCTTGCGCAGAAACTCACGTTTCCATTGTGCGAGCGGCAGCACGCCGATTTCACGCATATAGTAGTGGTCTAGAATCTTTCCGCAAAGACGTTCATGCTGTTCCTCGTTGAACTTGGGGAAGTCCCAGCTGGGGTCTGTGAGGTCGAACCAACCGTCTTTATACAGCTGCCCCAACGCAAGCGTGTTAACGCTATGGAACTCTGGTTCGTATACCGAATCGTAATCGGGATGCTCGATTATAGGCATATCGCACCTCCTATTCGTTCATCGTCTTGATTAGCGCCAAGTCGTTATGGAACAGGTTCCAGTTCTCGGAAATGTTGTCCTGATTCCACACCACTCCGATTTCACCGTCAAGGTACTCTCCGAAACGCGAGTTCAGCTTGTCGCACGCATCGCGTAGGCAGGACAGCGTTGACAGCCGCACGATTTGCGCAGGTGATTTCTGCGCTCGAACCTCGTCCTCGGTCTGGCGCTCCGATTTGAATGGCGTGTTCTCGATACCCATCATGGTGTAGATTCGGTTCCACACAGATTGCTCGTCAGCTGCCAGCGCTTCACCGATGTACGGTACGCCTGTCTGCAGCGCGTCCGTCTCGATTGCGCTCATGCCGTCCGTACCGATAACCGCCAATTCGCCGCCTGCTACCTGCTTGACGAGATTCTCCATATCGTACTTCTTCTCCTGCGGTCCTCGGAGAATGAATGGAATCTGCTGGTGGAATCTGTTCATGTTCTTGGTCATTCGGATGTGTACGAGTTCGGTAGCATAGAGGTCGATACTCTCCATGATGGGGAATCGCGTGCTGTTATCCCAAACCAATACTCCGTTGGCTGGAGTGCAGTCGAAACGCCAACCGTTGTTGCCGAACGATTCCCATTCGGGGTACTCGTCATAGACGTTTGGCACGCCCTTCAGCACCGCCTTGGTGCTGAAGAACATGCCGCGCATCTTGGTCGGGAAGGCGATTGTTGCGACACCCTCGGTTGCCAGAATGAAGTTAAGGTATCGCGCATTGCACGACTTGGGGAGGTTAATCCACTTGAACCTGTTCGTAGCCATCTTCAGCATGATGTCTCTGTAGTAGTTGTACAGGCGCGTGTTGTAGTCCTGCGTACCCCAGTAGTTCAGACCGTAACCCTTGCGCACAGGGGACGTGCTGCACCTGTTGCGTTTCTTTCCGCCGCGATGCGCCATAACTTAAACCTCCCCTTTTTCCGTAAGCAAATCTGTCACGGCAAGCTGCGTCACACCTTGGTAGTTGGTCGCGCTCGCTATGATTGATTTTAGCACAGTTTCGGAAGTGGCTAGCATGTTTGCCACAGCCTGCTCATGTGATTCAGCCATAGCCTGCGATGCCTGCCGATATGAGTTGACCTGCTCGTCGTTATGCGCCTTGTTGACATACCAGTCGATTACCTTCTGAATCTCACCGTCGGTCATGCCCTGATAGGTGTCGAGTTGCAGAAGTTCGGAAATCTCCCTATCCTTCGGTGTTTCCTCGGTAACCGTTCCGTTAGCTTCAGTTGTCATACGGGTTCACCCTTCCAATCTCGTCTGGATTGCCCCAGACCGTTACGCCGTTCCTGAAGATGTTGCCGATTGACTGCTGTGCGAAGTCGCTCGACTCGCCCTTGTCGTATACCCACAAATCGGATGCCTTCCAATACGTGAAGTGCTTCATAAGGCAAAGGTCGGATACGTCCCAAATCTGGTTCAGGTTGTATCCGTAGCGCGTGAACTCGTCACCAGCCGCTCGTATAGAGCCCTTGGATTGAGTTCGCACCTTCACCTGTATACCGCGCGTGCGCATGTAGTCAGGCGCAGAATTGCCCCCGTCCGGGCAAAGCCGCACGGGAGCCATGTTCTTCGCATCGTTAGATACAGCCTTGAACTGGTTCTGCGTGTTGCGAAGTACGTCCTGCGCGTTGGCGATAGCGGTTCGGTCGCTCCAATCGGATACCGAATCGGTGTTAGACTTCAGGCGCTCGGCATTTGCGACTGATGTGTTGCGCGAGTTGGTAGCGTTGGTTACAGCGGTATCGCGCACGTTCTTGGCGTTCGTCTTGATGTTGCCCGCGCTGTTGGCAGTGTTCGCGCTGTCGCAGGCGTTACTTCTCGCTGTGTTAGATGTGGCGGCATTGACATTGTGCTGGTTAACTGCCGTGTTCTCGGTTGTCGCATATGACGAGTTGTTCAGGTTCGTCAGCGTGGATGCCTGCTGCGTGCTGGAATTGTAATGGGTCTGTAGACTTGCTACCGCGCTGTTGCACTGTGCCGTCATGGCTGCATTTGAAGTAGTTGCAGCCGCACCGACAAGAGTTCCAGCCGATTGCAACGCGCCCATAGCCGCTCCCGCAAGCGCTCCTGCGGGACCTGCTGTCGAAAAACCCGTCAGCGCCGCTGCCGCGATGTCACCGACGGCGCTGGCTCCCTGTGCGATTGCGTTACCTCCTGCGCACGCGACTGAAGTCTCGTTCTCTTCCTTGGTGGTTGCCAAGGTAAACGCATTTGCCGCAACTGCGTGGGTGTAGTTCAGCGAATTGTTGGAGGACGTGGTCGAGATAATCTGGTCGTTATGTGAAGTCGTGTTCGCATTAGCCGCAGCATTGTTAGTTGCCGTTATGTCCGTTGCGCACGCACGCGAGTTCGCGTGGTTGGAGTTCATCGTGTTCGCATCGTTGTTCGCGTTGGTCTGTGCAGTGTTGGCGCTGTTCGTGTTGTTGCTTAGCTCCGTGTTAGCGGATGCAACCGAGTTGTCCCGATTCGTCTGCGCCGTATCCTGCGCGTTGTGCATAGCGTTGTTCGCTTCGCGCACCGAGTTGTGGTAGTTCACGATAGCCGAGTTGCGCTCGTTGGAGTACTGCCTATTGTAGTTTCCCAGTTCCCAGCTGGTTCGCCCGTCCATGTACAAAGCATACATCGGGATCCCCATGTCGTAGCAGAATCGGTACCAATCGCCGTTGGCCATTTCCATGTCGTGCGAGCCGCGCATATCCTGCCATTGGTAGGAATGTGAGCCGCTGCCGCCGATTCCCGTGAGGAACATGCGCATGTTAAGATACGGATACGCCAGCGACACGATGCCGTGCGCCTTAATCGAACCAGTCGATTCCACACGCACGGTAGCCGTCTTGCCGTCATTGTCGGTAATCTCAAGTTCGGAGTACGGGAACGTGTACAGCTTTGCGAAACGCTGGTAGCGCTCGGGGATACCGAACATATCCTTGGTCAGCGTGACGGAACCCAGTTCCGAATCGCTGCCCTGACATTCGTACACGGTATGGTTAGCCAGCGTATGCGGGGTTCCGAGCGTGATAAGCTCCTTTGCCACCATGAAACACGCCTGAACCGTGTTGAGGAACGACGGTGAGTTAGCCAGAACATCGCTGACGAACTCGTCCGCTTCGGTTGCCGCGATGGCGTACACGGTGGTAGCTGTGGGGATGCGACCGTTTGACGCGATGCCGTTTCCCACGGGTGTGGACACGTTCGCATACGACTTGCCCGTACCGAAGCCGTATCCGCTTACCTCGAACTGCCTTCCCCAGCGGTTCGTTGCATCGGGGTTAGCCGTTGAATCGGAGAAGGCCGGGTCGGAGAACGTGTACTGCGAATCGTTCACGACGCTGCCGATTGAAGCGAACTGCGAAGGCTCGCACGTGCTCGCGAAGCAGATATACTTCTCTCCGTTACCGAACGGGATGAACTCGCCGCCGCGCGACACGGTATCGCCGCCGAAATCGACATCGGGCGCGAGCAGGTACTCGCAGTTGTCCATCGGGTTGGCCAGGTATTCGTCGGTATCGCTCTCATGTACGGGGGCATGGCCTCGTTCCAGCAGGAAATAGTTGAAACCGACCGTGTTGATGTACTGAGTCCAGACATCGAGCGCGAGTGTCAGAACCGTCGTGGACGGTGCGGAGTATGCGAGGTCGTTGATGAAGAAATGCCAGCGCCTGTACCCGTCAGCAGTCTCATAGTTCAACGGCTGTCCCGCTGAAGTGATAATCGGGACGTCAACGACTAGGTAGTTGTACTGTGCCGCGCGGTCGAACGGCACGGGCACCTTCACTGTTCCGTTAACGATTGTGGCATTGGTCTTGAGAATCATGGACGATGCGGGGTCTTTTGCAACGGTCTCGGTTACATGTTCATCGAACCAGAGGTCGCGCTCGGTATCGGATGCGAACTTCACGCAATCCTCGAAATCGCCGTTCCATAGCACGTTGGTGAGATACAGTTTGGTGTTCGGTTCCCATCGCGTGTAATCGAACTCGTTGCGGTACGCATACACGTCAACGTTCGCAAGGTTGGGGTATGCGGTATCGCCCATATGCGGAAACTCCATATATGCACCTCGTTTCATAAAAGCGGAGAGGGCACCGCGCACAGGAGACGACGCGCGATGCCCTCTAGATTGTAGCGTTGCGCTGTCGGATACGCAACTACTGGATTGTCACGGTAGCCGTGGCGGTAAGCTCGGAAGTCGCGCCAGACGGGTTGACGTACGTGGAAGTGGCCTTGATGTTTACCGCGTTTCCAGCCTTCAGCGACTTGCCGAGGTGCAGTCGGGCGTGGGTGTCGACGTACGTGGTGGACGGGAGCTGAAGTTCCTCGCCGCTCTCTACGACGAGTCCGCTTAGCGTGTACGTGCAGGCATCGGGAGCCACCTTGACGTTCGCGTCCGAGGGCGTGAGCGTGCCGACCAGCTTCGGGGTCAGCTGCACGATGTCACCAGCGCTGGCGTTCTCCTTCTCGGCTGTGAGCGTGAGCGAGGTAACATTCTGGGCCACGGTATGCGTGTCGGTTCCCGCATCGGTGGTGAACAGGATTGCGGGAACGAACGGGGATACCGAGTAGATGCCCCAATGCTGGAGCCAATAGTTGTTGCTCATGGTCTTGCCGTTGTAGATGCTGTCGGTCTCGTACAGCGTGTCGCGGCACTGGAAGAAGTCCTCGGTCGTGAGCAGCGCCACCGCGTTCGGGATGGGGAACTCGTCCACGATTACCTTGCGAATCTGAATGTCCGCACGCTCGATATTGAACAGGACGGCGAGCGTGTCGACGTCGACGGATGCGTTAATCTCGGGAGTGGTGAACAGAACCAGTTCGTTCGGCATTGCGAACACGGGGAGTTCGGGGAGACGCACGCCGTTGTAGATGGTGTTCGGGAATCGGAGCTTGCCCACGTACGTGCGAACCGCCTTCAGGAACTCCTTGCCCGTTGCCTCGTCACTTGGCGCACCGGAAAGCTGGTGCTTGTAGAAACCGAACTTCTGCTCATAGAAGGCGAACAGCTGTAGCATGATTCGGTACTCGTCGTACTCGTCCGCGTTTCGAGGTGCGCGGAGGATAGATGCCAAGAACTGGTTCAATCCGTTCTCCGAAGATGTGAACGATGCGTTCACCTCGGGTCGGACGACGGAAATCGGGTACTGGTCCTGACGGTTCAGGGAGTGGTACCACACGGCTGCGTCGGGACGGTGGAGTTTGAACACGTCCTCCGCATCGTCGATATAGCTGTGGCCCTTGATCCACTTGACGGCCATCTCCTGCACGGTGCTGCCGTATCGCATCGTTGCCTTCTTGAAGGCACCCAGCGGGTTATCGAAAATCTGCTGATGCACGTAGGTCAGACCGATGCGCATGATAAGGGAGTCCACGAACTGATTGTAGTACTGACGGTTCATGGGGTCGAACAGCGCGTCCATGGTGGCGCTGATGCCCTGCTGCGTGGCCTGCGGGATTCGCTGCTGGTAGTCGTTGGTGGCGTTGAGCCAGATGTTGTCGAGAATGGTAACGTTGTCTGTTGCCATCTTCATTACCTCCTTGGTACGTTACTAGATAGACAGGTCCATCTTGTCGAGCGAAATGAAGCCGTCATTGGAGAAGTTAGTCTGCACGCCGCTCTGCGGTTCGTTTCCCTCATGCACGACTGCGCCCGAATCTACAAGAATCGACTGCGCATCGGAAAGCAACTTCAGCTTACCCATGATTGCGGACTGGTTCGACTGCATGTCCTTAATCATTTCCAGAATCATACCGTAGTCGGGCTGCGCGGCACCATCACCTTGGTTGGACTCTCCCGCGCCCGTGTTCGGTTGCTGATTCGGTTCCTGTTTCGGTTCCTGTTTCGGTTCCTGTTTCGGTTCCTGCTTGGGTTCGCCGTCTGGCTGCTGGTTCGGCATCTCTGTTCTCCTTATAGCTCGAAACAAAAAAGACCGTGGGGTTTCCCGCCTTTGGCGGTTCCCCACGGTCAAACATTATATAGGTCGCCAGTCCGACAATCAAGTTGAAATCGCACGAGGAAATGCGAAGCGGGAGCGCACGAGCCAACGTGTTTCACCGCGCCCAGCTACTCACCCGAGTTGACGGCAACAACCTACGGTTATGTATTATAAATCACACAAACCTAAAGTGCAAAGCGCGATATATATCGACATCAGAAACGGTATAAGCGAAAGTAGAAACAAGATTACGCTGACTAAGTCGCGTTCATTCCATACTAAAGTTGTAGCCAAAATCACAAATAGAACCGAAACCACTATAAGGATTACAACACATATATAGAGAATAACCATAATAGGTCACCTAATCCCGAACAGCGCCAAAACCTCGGCGAAGTCCGTCTTTACCTGCACGTCCTCGTATCGAACCAATCCCATATACCACATTTCCGAGAATGATTTCATGACGGGTTCCGCACGTCTTGCCTGAACGTAGTTGATACTCGAATCGGATGCCGTCAGCGCGTACACTGGTTTGTCTCGCCTATTTGGAACCTTGTTCGTTATGTGGTATAGTCCCTCCTGCATATCGACCCACACGCCGAACATCTTGCCGTTCACCGTTATACCGAACATGTACTTGGCTCGTTTGGGCTTCTTGGCAACGAACTCGGAATTGGTTATGTAGAACTCGTTTCCAGCCGCGACATCGGCTTCCGCCGTTCCCAGCATCATTCGACCCGCAACCGTTCCGCTCAACTTCTCCTGACCGTATTCCGCACTCTCGACATAGTGAAGCAAGAACGTCTTGTTCTTGTGCCACGAGTAACCGAACTTCAGATTGGTCGATACCCTAGCAGCAGCGAAGTACGGGTTTGCGATGTCGCAGGCGTTACCTAGTAGGTACACCCTAGGTCGTAGCGATTTGGTATCTGCTCGCTCACGCGAAACGGTATCTACTAGATTAGCCAGTTTAGTGTACTCGTTCTGTAGGTATGTGTGATACCTGTCAGAACGCTCGATTACAGCCTCGTCGAGTACGATTCGTCTTACCTTATCGTAGGTGCGCTTCTTTAGCGCCTGCGAATCTGACAGTGCGCAGTAATAACCTATGATATGCCAAACCTGCTTATCCTTATCGTTCTTGTCCTTCTTCTCGGAAATGTAGGCGTATTTGGCATCCGTTCTGAAAAGATAGTTTGGGAACTCTTTTTGAACCCTGTTGAAGTAACCGTCTGAAACACCTGATAGCTCGTTCTTGAATCGGCACACCTCCACGAATCTGGAACCGTCCCTAATCCAATCCCTGATAAAGCGAGCACGCAGACCGTAGGTCTTGCCCAGTCCGCGAGCCCCGATTACCATAGTCACATCGGCGTCATACGACAGGGTCTTGTCCCAATCGTAGAAATCAGCCAATTTAAACTTCCTTCTCCATATACAGATATGAATCGAGAACCTTAGTCACTTCTTTGGGACAGTGCTTCATTACCGAGTACAGGCGGTAGGTGTAGTCTTGGTCTGTCGCGCACTTGTTGCGGAACTTGCACCACGCTTCAGCCATCTTGCGCTCGTCACCGTAGATTGACTTCTTGACGTACCATTTAACAGTCATGGGTTTCTCCCCTCAGATTGCGGATGCGTTGTTTAATATAGTTGAAAACCATAGCTTCGCATCCCATATTACGGCCACTTTCATTGATTTCGCAGTCTTTGCACATGAGACCGGCTTTGCTGTAGTATCTGCAAATGTTGCTCGTTGATATACATCTGTCCAAGTCCTTTTCTAATTTCTCCCAGTTATCTAATGGGGTGAGGTATAAGCTGGTAGCTAAACGAATACCTTGAATCGTATCGACACTCCATTCCTTGATTCTAGGGTCGTATTTGTAGTCATATACGGTTACTTTCTGTCCGTATTTCTCATATAACAACGTAGTAGTAAGCGGAATCTCACAACCTGTTGCATCCTTCGGTAACTCTACCATATTAATCCTCCAAATCGTCAGGGTTGAAATAACTGACATTGCCGTCATAATCGGTAAGCTCGTTGAGTTCCTTCAGCAAGTCGATGAACTTGTCGTTATTGGCGCAACCTGCCGCGTGCGCCGTACCGATTACGCAACCATCATCGTCCAGAATGTCAACATATACGCACTTGGTACTGCTAGTCATTCGTGGCATATTCCACACCTCTCATAATAGTAACCATACCGTATTCATTGCGTTCCTTTATGCAGGCACCCTCCTTAGTCCTATATAGATAACGCAACGACGTATCCACTTCCCTACCGTACTTGCGCATTAGATATGAAACTGTTTGCGCGTTGCTGGGCTTGCTCGTTTCGCCGAGTATCCTGCCAACAGGGTATAGCGCTTGCGATTCATGGCATCGTACGTGACTAACGTTAGATAGGTAGTCGGTAACGTTCGATTCGTATACATCCGTCGCCTTCGGTTTATGTCCTTCCAAAGCGTGTGCAATTTTGTTAGAAACGTAGATATTGTACCCGAGAACATTTTGAAACACCTCCTTGATGTCGTTCCCACCTTCAATCAACTCGTCGATAAAATCTTCAATCGTATATGCGCCTTCTGGTCGTGACAGTCCTGCGCATGTGATATGTGAGTGCCCATCTGCGTATGAAACTCGTGCTTTGTTCCAGCCTTCCATATGGTATTGCCACCTGTCACCAGAACCAGCGCCCTCGATGTCGAAAGAACCGATACCAGTCAAGTTGGATGCCATTTCAGGTCGTTGCATACGCAGACGTTTCATGCACGTGTCGATAGCGCTCTTGGATGCGATAGCGATAGGCTCTAATGCTTTCATGAGTTCATCGTCCGTTACATCCGCATTGCACGCGACCTTCATTGAATCGGTATCGCCCCCAGTGATTCGCACCCTGTCTCCGAAATACGAGGACAGAAGCTCCATTGCGATTACCAAGTGCATACGCGAGCCTGCAACGATTCGCATACCGTAGTTGTAGAATACCTTGCATGTCTTTGGTTGACGCTCTTCCCAGTTATCCTCACAGGTCGCAGTTGACTCGTCAATCATGAGTTCACCGTTCTCGCATTTGTACGATGGTTTGTATATATCCTGCGCCATTGTTCCGTAGATTCCGTTGAACTCGCCTTTAACTGTAGATACATACCATGCTTCAAAAAACTGATTTGAACAGGTTCCATCTTTCAATGATTCAGCGATTCCGTCTGGAATAGTGGAAGGAATCCTGTATTCGTATGGTTTACCTTGCGTGTAATGGTTGTTTATGAACTTTGCGTCGTTTTTCATCTCGTATAGTATGTTCGATTGCAAAGTTACGTAGTCTGGTGGAATCTTCCAGCTGATAGTCTGCTCTCCGTAGATAATCTCATGCGAGTCCCATTCGTATACCTGCGACATGCACCATAACTCAATCTCGTTAAGGTGCATTACGACCTCTTCTGCACTGTATAACTTTCCGAAAGCAAAATCTGCATTAACGTATCTGTCCAAAAAACCGTATTCCCTGATGATGTTCTCCTGCGTTACATTCCTCGGGTCGCAGCCGATGTCTAAACCCGGTTGAAGATAGCGTTTGAACTTTGCAGATGATTCCAAGGCAATCCCCCATCTATCGAAGCATGTATCTTTTCTTATGCGTATATTCTTGAACCTGATAAGCACGTGCATCGCGTGCTCAAAAGGTTTATGGTAGTTGTTCAGAATATCGTCTATCGTCTTGTTTACGATTTCTTGATACCCGATTTCAAGCGCGTCTGGCAGGCACTCTTTGAAACCAAGCGGTACATATCTACCGTTGATAAACGTGTGGTGCATCGAAGTGACATCGAGACTAGCGACATTACTGACGACAACATTTGCGGTTGCAGCTGCGGTGAAGGTGAAGCCACCTCTAAAACATCCCTTTCTAAGTGCGTATTGTTGAAACGTTTTCGGTAATTCCTGTATACACAGGTTCATGAAGGCTTTTTCAAGCGTTAGTTTCTTACCGTTCTTCTTGTCAATCTTCAAAGGCGCGATTTCGTGTTTTGCCATTTGACGCACGATTGAAGTCTTGGTTAGAACCCTGCTTCCCAACATGTCTTGTTTCATCCACTCGTTAGCGTGAAGTAAGTACTTTAGATACGCTGGGATAACCTGCACGTCTCGTGCTGCGTAGTAAAGTTCCAGTTCCGTTAGCGGAGTTTCGGGCGTTCTCGTTAAGCTGTAGTCCCAATCGCCTTTGGCTTTGGCAAGTCCGCACGTATCTCCCATAGCGGCAAGCCCTCGCATTTCAAGATGGAACGTATCCCAGAACCTTAATACCGTGTTGCCTGTTTCCTCGTCTACCAAATCGAGCGTGTACACGTTTGTGGAAGATTGCGCGTTTGCGGTTATCTGATACATGCTGTTGAGCGTTTCCATGAGCGGTTGCAAATCGAACATCAGATTGTAGGCGCAAACGATTGGGACTACCTTGAAGAACTGACCCCATTCAATGTATTCCTGTAGGCGAGCTATGTACTCGTTCTCGTATCTGTAGAACGAAACCTTATCGTCTGTAACAGGTTCGTAGTTGTATAATTCCTTGTCCCTTATGTCGTTGTCGATGAAAAGAATCGGATAGGCGCGTGACTGGTTTCCCTCGCCTACATTGCAAGTCTCGGTATCGTAAACCGAGCAGATTGCATACTTGACCCTTTTCATCCTCGTCATTTGACCTGTTCCCTCCAATCTTTATTCGGGTCGAATTGGACAACGTAAACAAGATAGTCGGGACTACGTTGCGTATCCTGCTCATTATCGGTTGATTCAGCTCGTTCGTAGAACCTGCGCTGCTCTTCGGTAAGGTTCGCGTTCTGGTCTATCTTGCCTTCTGCTATTTCCAAAGCGTGCCTTACGGAAGGTTGCGACATTGCGCGTTCAAATGCAGTCTCAAGTGAAGCGGTTCTGAAGTATTTCATGATACGCTTGTTAATCTGCGCCGTATCCGTTGGTGTTCCGTCTTGATTTTGCCAGATGCGCTGTGTCACTCGGTAGAAGGTCTTTACTTCTTCGCGCGAGTATACGGACGGGTTTGAAGCCTGTTCCAAAGCCGCATCGGCACCCTTGTATCGCTTAGTTGCCAAGTTAAGCTGAAACTGTGTCGATAGGTTGGCTGCACCGTACTTACCTGTTGCAATCTTTGAACCGGCTACCAAAGATTCGATATTGGCGGATGCGATTCTTACTGCCTGCAACTGCTTACCTTTTAGCGGTTTACGACCTAGATATGTTTCGTTGATAGCCTGTTTTATCTGTTCCGATGTCGCTTTGGCTATTAGTTTCTGTCCTGCGGAGCTCTTAGGGTTGCTGATAATTTTAGCAAGCCGTGCTATAGTGCGCTTTCCCTTTACTCGGGATAGACGCGCTACGTAGGCTGCGGTTCCCTTCTTACTCGACATTGGGGTTTTCCAGCTTACGAATGATGTCTTGTAAATCAACTTCTGCTTGGTCAATCATTTTACATAATTCACTTCGCTCCCCACTCCCATAAGTTAGGTTGAAATCAAGTTTAAATAGTTTGTCCTTTAATTTATACAAATCACAAACTTTGTATCGGTCTGCCTTAACATTGGAACATTCAATTTGAGCTAAAATAAACCAGTTATAATCGACATAGTCACACTTGTAATACTCAAAGCGAATTACTTTCAGCTTTAACCCATCGTCCCTATACATGTACTCAGTATCAAGGTTAACAACTCGACCGGTTGCGTCATACGGAATAAAAGTAGAAACGAAAGTACCCATTTTTATAACTCCCCTTAAAACAAATGAAGGCGTGAAACCACTTCGCAGGTTTCACGCCTTAGTTAAACTTGCGCTGGATGCTATGCGTAGAAGTGAAGGGTCTTGAGAGTATTGCCGTTGTTCAGCTTCTTCTCGATAACTGCAACCTCGATACCGTCCTCACCGAAATCACCGTTAAACAGACCAACAATCTGCTGCGCAGAGCGCTTCAGACCGTCAGACTGGGTCATGTAGATGTTGCCGTCACTGTCAATCAGATACGTGTTAGTGCAAATCTCACCAGTGCGATTACGAACACCCGGAGTGGTGATTACATCGACAAGGTTAAAGTGCTTGTCACCAATCTCGGCAAGCGAAGCGGCATCGGAAAGCGCATTGGCAATCTTGATGGTACCTTCACGAGTGGTACGGTCTACAGTGCAGATATATCCGTTGGGAATATTAAGCTCTACAGCAGCGGTGTTGTCAATGGCGGTGGTGTTCTCAACATTAACGAGTTCGTTAGACATAATGGTTTCTCCTTAAAGTTAGTCGGTTACGCTATCGGCGTGTTTGATGAAATCTGACATTGGCATAGAGTAGTAGTGCGAAATCGTTTCCATTGACTTTACCATTACTCGAGTTGTGCCAAGCTGTTTTGCAACTTTAGAAGTTGCACGTTCCAAATCGTTAATATTTCCAATTAGTGGAACTTCCAACTCAACTTGGTTATTGTCTTTGTCATACATGAGCACTTGGCACATTGTCTCATATACACGACGACCAATTCGTCGCTCTTCTTGCATCTTCTCTCCTCTCATTTACTAA